TGCTTCGGGGTCTTTTTTACACCATTTGTTTGTATAGTTAAGTGTCTGTAGTCCCATAACACCATCGTCAATTACAGGCTCATTTAGATATTGAAGTGCTTGTTGTAGAAACTTAATTGAATTATATACACCACAATTAATGGCAGAATCAAACAATTCATCTGCCACACATTGATGATCAATTAAAGCCCCCTTGATTTTATTCCAATAAAGAAACTTATATATAGTTTTTGCTTCTTCTATTGTTAAGTCCTCTATTCTTCTCTCTATTTTTATAAATAAATGTTTTTGTGCTTCTTTAAGTGTAGCTTCTGTAATTCCATATTTAGTCTTTCCACCATGATCATCTGGATCATTAGAAAATACACCTTCATAAACTAGAGTTCTTTCTACTGATATATTAAAATCTGCCATTATTTATTTTTACCATTCACACTTACTTCAATTTGGATAACTTTTTCTTTTATCTCTATTAACTTTTCATCCATTTTCATTGTTTTATGATCAATCTTTGTTAAAAGTGTTTCTATCCCTCTTATTTGTTCTTTTAGACAGGCATTAGCTTCAACTCCTGCTAAACAAGAATGAGACACCCACGCTGACCAACCAATAATAATAGCAACAAAAAGCCCAATAATAACTCTAGCTACAACAGTAACCCAATTCATTTTTTTGTTATTCTCTTTCATTTTACTTCCCAATTAGTATGCTTTAAAATTAAAACCCCTAAGTTTTCTAAAACCATAACGACCACAAGACTTACAAAAAAAGAAAGGGTGGTCTAATTCTACTCTTGATCCATCAGGATAAAGCAATCTCTCTACAACTTGATAAGATAGTGTTTCTGGATAAATATCTTTAGTTACATAATACATAATATTATTACAATTAGGGCAATAAATCTTTTCCCCTTCTTTATAAGAAGCTTTTAAAAAGCTCATGCTTCCTCTTTTACATCAATTGGTTCTTCAAGCAAAAACTGCTCATTTTTTTCCCAATTAACTCTTTCTATTTTTTGTGCTAACCTTGCAATTGCCATGATTGCTTTCTCTGTATCAATCATAATTTTCCCCATTATTTCTAGTGTAGCACTATGACTATTTATTTTGTTTTTTACATGATCCGTTGTTTCCTGAACACCACGCATAGCCCCTTCATAATAAGGAAGATATTCCACCCAAAAATCAGGAAGATATATATCTAAAATTTCCATTATTGGGGTAGATAGTGGTTGCCCTGTATTTATATCCCTTCTTCTTTCCATTTTAACTTTTACTGTTAATGCTTTTTTAATCTTTTTCTCAATCATTTCTTCTAACCATTTTTTATCATTCTTATCTAACATAATCTTCTTCTCCTCTCTGATTTATATATCTATATATTGTAATGTTCCTACAGCAGCAGCAGGTCTCCATGTATTTCCATGATTGTGTGCTCCTCCCCCTCCACCATCAGTAGCAGTAGTAATTGCACCAAGGTATAGATACTGAACTGTTGCTCCAGCAGTCACACCTCCACTATGACCAGTATAAGTATGACGATGAGAAGGTAATTCAGCTATTGTTAATGTATGATCCGGTTGTGTCCAAGTTCCTACTGATGTTCCCCCTGTATCTCCATATGATCCACCTTTAATAGCAATAACTTTATCTGTAACAGAAGAATCCACTGCCCAACCATAACTTCCAGAATTTCTATATTTCCATACTTTTGTTGCAGTTGTTCCATAAAGAATCATGAACCAATCATTATTATCATAATTTCTAAGACAGAAATTCTTTTCATCTGTATTAAACCAAGTCATACCTGGGACATTACTTGGGGGGGAACTACTACCTGAAAACATGCTTTTTAAGCAAGCAAAATTATCCTCTATAAATTGAAGATCAATTGCTGCAACATGATCTGTTTGAAAACAATTACTTTCCCAATTTTGTGACATAATAACTCCTTTATACTGAAGGAAAATCTAAATACTGTAATGTTCCTACAGCAGCATAGGGTCTCCATGTATTCCCATGATTGTGTGCTCCTCCCCCTCCAGTTGCGCCTGTCAGCACAACACCACCCAATAAAACATGAACACCACTCAGATACACCCAAGCACTATATGCCCATCCAATAGCAATAGAATGGGAATGAGGGGGAATTTCAGCGGTTGTTAATGTATGATCTGGTAATTGCCACGTTCCACCCACATTTCCACCATTTACATTATAAGCCTGTGATCCCCCCTTCAAAGCTAATACTCTATCAGTGAGAGAACTATCAATTACCCATCCCTCTATTGCTGAATTTGAATAAATCCAAAAAAGAGTTGTTGGTTCTCCACCACCAGCAGGTTCCCATTGAAAAGCCCCATACCAAGCATCATTTGCATTATTTCTTATTTTCAATAAATTTTTATTAGTATCATACCAAGGCATTCCCGCAACAGTTCCTGAAGGAGCAGAAGAACCAGAAAACATAGTTTTTAAACAACCAAAATTGTTTTCCATATTTTGAAGATCAGTTCCAGAAACATGATCAGATTGATATGTATTATCCGTCCAACTCTGTGACATAAAACCCCCTTTTTATAAATTTGGTCTTTGTAATGTTCCTACAGCAGCATAGGGTCTCCATGAAGAACCATGATCATGACTTTGATCTCCACCAGTATATCCTGTATAAAGACCATAAGCATAAGCCTCTGTATAATCCTCAGGTTCATAAAACCACATTCCACCACTACCAAATGTCTGAGAACTATGACTATGAGAAGGCATTTCAGCCACTGTTAATGTATGAGAAGAATATAACCAAGTTCCCCCAATAGTTCCCCCTGTATCTCCATATGATCCACCTTTAATAGCAATAACTTTATCTGTAACAGAAGAATCTATTACCCACCCATCCAAAGCTGTATTTGTATATATCCAAAACTTAGTAGCAATTGTTCCGTGAAAAAGAGGTCTCCATTTATTTGTAGCATCACTTGTAGCAACACACAAAAGTTTCTTAGTTGTATTGTACCAAAGCTGTCCTGTAGGTGGAGATGAAGGTGCAGTAAGTCCACTAAAATTGCTCTTCAAGGTAGCAAAATTGTTTTCCATGTTTGTCATACTAGTGCCATAATTAGCACCACTTGAATAAACATCATCTGTCCATGTTTGGCTCATAATTCCCTCTTAAATTACTTAGACAAATCTATATCACTAATTACAGTATTAATTTCTATTATTGCTGTGTTTAATTTTTGAATTTTCTCAGTCAATCCTTGAAATTTTTGTAAAATATTGTTTCTAAATTCTATAGAATTACCCAAATAAGGTAAACTAGTTGATTCTAATATTTCTTGTGTTTGATCATTTATAGCATATATATATGCTATATAAGTTCCATCTCCTTGCTCTACAAGTTTATCTAAAATTACTTTTACTGCCATAATTTTGCCCTCAAATTATCTTTGTTTCTTTTATACCCAATAAGCAGCTTTCATATTCAATTTATATAAATATAAATAAGATTGAGCGTCTGGATCAATAAGTTCAACATAAACTTTTACATATCTTGCAGTAAATTCTGGAGCTAATATTTGAAAGAAACTAACTTCGTTTGTTGGTGGGCTTGTTTCACCCCAATAACAAAGAGCGTTAGCTTGTCCTGCTGCTTCAGTAAGAAATAATTCATACCATCGTAATGTAGTGGCTCCAACATTTGCCCATGTATCTGTATCTGGTAAAGCTGCCCATGTTGCAGTACTTGCTGAAAAATCAGTTAAGAAATCTCCCCACACACGAACAGTTTTAACAGAACCTAAATCATAAATAGGAGACCACCACTTTCCTGATAAACTCACTGCTGTTGCATATTGGAAAAAATGAACTTCAGTGTGTGAACCAGAATCATCTCCTGCTGCATCAGTTTTATAAAGTTGCCAATATCTATGTGCTCCTTGATCAGCCCAAGTATAGTGATATGTTCCTGTTGTTTGGTTTGTCCCAAGAAGCCCTGTTTGAACATCTGTCCAAGAGCTACCATTATCACTATACTGAACCTTCCATGTACAATCTACTTGTCCTGAAATAGAAATATCTACACCACGAAAAGCAATTGAAAGACCAGAACCATGATCAAATCTAAGATATGATCCTACTGCTGAAGCAGTTGTATTAAAACAAGCTGTTTCAAAATTACCATCATTTATTTTTGTTCCATCAAAAGAACCAAGACCTGATTGTGACCAATAACCAGTTGCATATACCGTTGAACTATGATGATCACACTTTAATGAATCTTGGGCTAAATGTGTTTCATGAATACTATTACTTTTATATCCTGTAGTAAAATCCCAACTCCATGTATTCTTATCTACATATCCTGCTGGATAAAACACAGTACATTGCCCGGACCTTTTTGTCTGAGAATACAAACCTGCATTATTTTTAGAGGCAACCCAAAAAGTAAAAGTTCCGGGTTTAATTCCATTTAATCGTATTTTTGCTGATTTATAAAAACCTAAAAGAAGCCCCGAAGTCCATGAACCACCATAACGAATTTCATAGCCTTCTACATCAGGGTCTGTAATATCATCTGTCAATACAGAAACAGAATCCCCTGTTGCAATACAAGTAATAGGATCAGGTGCAGATGGATATGAAGTACTTACCCCAATAATAGATTTACTTACAGAATTAGCATAATCAAAACTTTCTTTAGTATCAAAAATACTGACACTAACCATCTTGCATTGATAAGTTATCCCTTCTTCTACTGGATCAAGAATATAACCAGAAGTAGAAGTAGTCATATATTGCCATGCTCCTGACCCAATTTTAATCCATATTTCAGCATGAGACCAAAAAGGATATTCAGTAGCTGCTGGTGGACTAAAATTTATTCTCCATCTAGTAAAAGATCGTTCACGATAATAATATGTTTCTTCTGCATCTGAAACATTCGTAACACTTGGAACATCAGACATTGGGGATAACAAATTAGTATCATACCATGTCCTTGATGTTAAATTATAAGTATCATCATAAAAAGTACTATTTTCTTCAATAGCTGTAATTTGAACATTCCCATCTTCTAATAATTTAGAAGAAGTAACCCTAAATAACTTGCTTGTCCAGCCGGGAACAGAATGAGTTAAAGTAATTACATCATGTGGTTCTAATTCAATTAATTTACTTCTTCCCACAAAAGAAATTTCTTTATTTACCCTCATCCTCTCAAAAAAGTAATTACTTATTTTTTGTAATTGTTCTTCATTTGTTATTCCTAATAATCTAATTTCACTTTCACGAATATCCCCATCAGAGGTAATTGCTGCGTTATCTGAAAGATAATGATCATCAACAATATATTTTTTATCTGGATTAATAAATTGCACTTTTAAAGAATTAGGACGATCAAATATTGATGTTTGTTGTATTCGTAATGAGTTTTCAACAACATCATCTTCTGTAAGACTCATTACAGAAGATTCTTCATCTAAATCTCTATATTTCAATTTATATTTATTATTATCTGAATAAATAATATCAGAACGACAACTATTTAATAATTGCTGTAAATCATCTATTGCAGGGTTATTATCAATAAGAGGAATATTAACAGTCCACAATTGATTGTCATAATAAGTTTTTGCGGAATTGATAAGAGTATCATCAATTCTTGAAGCAGCTACTTGCATCCCACCACGTTTTCTGGAACGTGTCAAATAATCCCTAATACAAAGAGCAGGATTATTACTATATTCAGTCAGTGTAGTAGCAGGATTATATACTTTTAATCCTTTTATTTCCAAAGTTATATTCGGAATACCTTGAAAATAATTTCTATCCCATTCCAATCTGATATATAAATAAGCTGTATTCCGTAAAGGATCATTCCAAGAAGGAATTACTGTATGCAAAGTAGAACACACGTTTTGTGTTGATGTTCCATTAAAAAACTCATAATAAACTAAAGACTCATATTCAGTATATAATTTATCATTCAACCATATTTGATACACACTTTCTTTTTGAATTATACTATCAACTGGTCCCTCACAAATTGCACATACTAAATGTAAATATTTATTGTTTGTTCCTGAAACACCAGCATAAACAATATTTACACCAAGACGACATTCTCCATAAACTAAGGGAAGAGGTGCAGTATGACTTCTTTGGTTTAATAAATGACCCCTTCCAGTGGACATTTTCATTTGAGGAGTGTCTGGTTTCATCGCTTCCATCATAGCAAACTGCATACCAAAAGAAAGAGCAGCAATTGCTACTATTCCTGCCCACGCAGCAAAACCTGTTAATCCTGCTCCAACTGCGGCATAAATTGCTGCTATTCCAACTATTGCTGGCATATTATAGTCTCCTCACTTTTATAATATAATTAGTTTCACACACAGGAAACACAGTTACACCATTATTCAAAAAAGATGAAATAACCATTCCATTACCCACATATATACCGGGATAGGTTTCACATTCATTCTCTGAATATTCTACTTTCATTATAACAAAATCTCTTGTTAATACTGAATGGATTGGAATTTCTTCACCAAATGTCTCAGCAAATTTTAATAACTTTTCCTCTTTCTCTTCTCTACTTAATTTTAAATAATACTCTACATAATTATCTTCAGTAACCCCTTCTTCTTCCCAATAATTAGGAAAAGGTTTTTCAAGAACATCATAAATTGCTTTTAATAATCCCAAACAATCAAAACCCCCATCTTCAAGAGATTTCCCACCATGTTTAAATGGTTTCCCAATAAATGGAGCTAACTTTTCTGCAAACATAACCTCTCCTTTACCTAGTTGCTGTTGATGGAACTGTTCCCCACCATATTTCTTTTTCTTCAATAGCAGGTAGAAACCGAAACCCACCAAAGTTTGCTGTATTAGATAATTCTCCACACCTATCATAACTTTGATCACACCATGATTGCCCACCAGCATAACCACATTCTGTTCCTTTAAACACCCAAGGACAAGTAGCTGAACATGTCCGTAAATGACGTTTACTCCAATACATCAATTCATTTGCTATTGTAATTTTTACAATTTCATCTCCTTCAATAGACCATTCAGAAACATACCCTCTGAAAATTTCATCTACAGCAGTATATTCAACTGCCCCACTTTTATATCTAACAGCAAAATAAAGAATTGCTGTTTTATTTAGTACATCTTCAGACAAAACAGAAGCACTCATAGCCAAATCAACATTTGAAATCCCAATTGATATAGAATCAGGTTGTAATAAAGAAGAATAATTGATATTATCAATTTTAAATTGTTTTGATACAAAACTATGGGTATCATAAGTTATCCCATGTTCTGTATTTGTAAAATATAAAGGAGTAGTAAACTGAAATTCCAACAATAAAAAGAACATAAAATTCTCTTTTGTTATTTCTTCTTTTAAATAAGTATCTAAGGTTCTCATGCTTCAAAACTTAATCCTTTCAATTCTATTCCAGTTCTATATGCTGCATAAGCAAAAGCTTCTCTTGATAATTTATCATCTTTAAATCTACATCTAATTCTAAGATAACCATTGAAATCACAAGTAATAATTACACCGCTAGAAGGTGGAGTAACAAAATCTACTCGATCAGAATTTTCTGCCCCACCCCCTGTCAAAATTGAATAACCAGACCCTTGAGCTTCACCATTTAAATAAATGGTTTGTGCAGATGTGCCTTTCCCCGGTATATCAAATATATCTGTGCTTTCATTTCCTTTTCCAACCCATAAACTATCATGATCCATAGTTACTAAATCATAAAAATAAAAAGCTTCATATGATCCTTTACGAGCTTGATAAAAAGTATATAAAGTATTAAATTGTGTTTTAGTTAAATAATTATATACTAGATGAACATTAAATTTTGGGTATGTCCATTTATTTCGTCTTTGCTCCTTACCACTATCCATCGTAGTTATAATGGTTTTATATTCAGCTTCAGTAGTATAAGCATACTGTGGCTTAGGAGATGTAGGATATTCTGCCATAATTACCTCGCAAGTGTCCTAATTGTGTGTCTTAATGATTTACTTCCTCTAATTGCGTTTTCAATAGGTTCAGTTAATGCTTCTGGATTTCGTTTACATAAATCATGAAAACTTCTAGCATCAGTAGCATTTATATTTAAATTAAATACCATTGCTTGTACTTCATCTTTTCCACGCTGATCAGAAGCAGAAATAATATTAGATTTTTTTGTCTCTGCTTTATAAGGTAAAGCATTCTTTGCAATATCTCTCGGAATTACCATTTCCCCTTTTTGAAGAATTGCAGGAAATTCATCGGGGGCAAAACCCGAATGCAACTTAGGTGCTCCAACAAAAGAAGATAATGACATAACTCTATTTAATGTTGTTTCTTTTCCAACAATACCCCCTTTATGCATCAAACCACCAACCAAACCAATTCCCATTAAAGAACTTCCCCATCCAGCCGATCCTGATAACCATGAAGGAATAGCAACAGCACTCCCTGCCCCACCAACAAGAGAACCTAAACCACTAAATAAACTACTAAACATTCCTCCTCCACCCCCACTACTAAGAGAAGACATCATACTAGATAAACCACGACAAATAATGTCCCATAAATCTCCTAATCCTTTTGTTCCTTTCTCCCATAAAGTTCCTAAGTCAAACGTCCAACCAGAAACTGTTTCTCGCAACTCACCTGCCCAATCTGTCATTTCTCCTGTAATAATACTTCCAGAATCCTCCAATACTTCTGCTGCTTCACTAATAAGGGAAGCACTCATTTCTGCTATTCCTTCCCATCCACCTTTAAGTCCTTCCCAACCACTTAAAATTCTTTCAGCTTGATTGGCAGCTTCTTTAATTTCATTACTTCCTGCCCCACCACCAACAAGAGAACCTAAACCACCGAACATTTTTGTAAAGACATTACTAATCCCAACTGTTTCCCCTTCACCTTCTCCTGCTATTGCTCTGAAGATTTTCTTCATAACACCTTTCATTAATTCTTCAAACTCTTCAGATAAAGCTTTTGCTGCAATTCGTGCAATATTCTGTCCAAACTGTCTGATATATTCTTTCATATCCATTGGTGCAGCAGTAAAGAAATCAAAGAAGACCTGTTCCATTGTTTCCTTCACAGCACCCCAAGTATCATCCCACAGGTCTCTCATCTTCTCCATATAATTCTTTTCAGAAATTAATGCTCTTTCCCAATATGCTTGCCACCAATCTTCCCAAGTTTTTGCATTAGTAATTTTAAAATCTAAATATTCTATACTTAGATTTTTTAATCGATCATAAAGCCATTTATTAGCTTCTTCTTCAGTAGCAACACCACGAAGAATCATTGCATTCTTTTCATCTATAAGTTTTCTTTCTTCTATTGCATATTTTTCTTTAGAATAAAAACCAACTTCATCTCTAAGTCTCTGAGTCTCCTGTGCTATTGCAAGCTGCTTTTCTATATCAAGCATTTCTTCTTTAATCTTCTTCTGACTTTCAAGAGTAGTTAACTGCTCTAAAAGTGTTTGTTTTTCCTGCATATACTTAAGTGCTTCTTTAGCATTAAGTTCTCCAGAAAGAAGCTGCTTATCTATGAAATCTATTTTTCTCTGAACCTGTTCTCCCTGAAGATCGAGAATAGACATTTCAGTTTTCTTTCGTATATCAAATTCATGTTCAACAGAAACAGCATATTCATCAGATATTTTAAGAAACTCAAGTTGCTTTTCTGCAATAGAACCTGCTGCTTCAATCTCTTTTTCTTTTCTCTCATCTATCAAATCAAGAATTTTTAAATGACTTTCTTCCTGCTGTCTATAATATTCTGTCCAATATTTTTCTACCTTTAAAGCTTTCCATTTTTCTACCACAGCTTTTGGAACTCCTTCCTCAAGTGCTTCTTTTGCTTTTTGTGCAATTTCAAGAAGTTCTTCTGATCCCTTCCACTGCATTTTCTCTATTTCTTCTCTCATTCTCTTAAGAAGATTTAGACCCTTACCTTTAAGTTCTTCCTCTTTCTTCTTTACTTCATTAGCTACCCATTCTACTCCTGTTTTTTCAACAACAGCTAAACCTACTTCTGCTGTTGGTAAAACCCCTTTTACTTCAGGTTTTTCAAAACCTTTTATCTCATAACCCTTTTCCATTAACCCAACACCGGGAATAGCAGAAACAGGTTTTATTTCTTCTTTTTCTGGTTTTATACCCTGTGCAATTCTATTAAATTCATTATATCCTTCTTTCATACGATTAAGAAGGGTATCAAAATAATTACCCAAAGATTTAATTAATTCTTTCCATTTTTCATTAAGTTTATCCAACCACTCAATCCACTTAGGAGTTTCCCCCTCCATTCCTTTAGTAACAGTTTTAATTACATCTACAAAAAACAAACCATCTCTTGTATTATCTTTCCATTTATTTCCAACTTCTTTTAGAATATCAACCCATGATCGTCCACTTTCCTGATATTGTTTATCAATATCAGAAACAGCAGAAGACATTAATTCAATACCAGAGATAGTCTCTTTTTTGATTGCTATATCAAAAATTTTTGAAATAAATTCAAATATCTTTTCATGTCCAGTAATCTCTTTTAGTTTTTTCCATCCCTCTATGAAAAGAGTAAGCTCATTAGTTGCTTGTTTAAGTAAAACTGCTATTGCTTTTAATATAATTATTATAGCTGGTCCTGTTTCTTTAAATATAAAAGCTAAATCAGCTAAAAGCTGCTTTATAGTAGGACCAAGTTCCTCAAAATACATATTAGCTTTGTTAAGTGAGGCAATAAAATCAGGATTCCATTCTAATTTTTTTGTTTCATTGTTAATATGAACAAAATATTCTGCTATATCACTGACTAAACTTTTTATTCCTACAAAGGCAGGTTTCATCAACATACCACCAACTTCATTAATAAGGTCTTGTATATTAGACCATAAACCTAACCATGTTTTCTGAGCTTCAATACCAGCAGAACGATAAGCAGCCAATTTTCCCATTAAAAAATTAAATAATGTTTCTGCATTTTGAGAATGCTCACGAATATCTTCATTGGTTAGACCCAAAACAACAGCAATTCGTGATGTTCTTGGTGAGATAGTTCCAGTAAGAAGAGATCGTGTTTCTTCAGCAAGCATATCCAAAGAAATACCAATAGCTCCAGCAGCTTGAACAACTGCAACAGTAAAATCCAAAATTTGATTTTTATTAAATCCTTTAGTAAGAGCTACAGGCACAGTTGTCTGATAAGCAGTAATCAATTGATCAAGAGTAGCAATAGTCTGTAAGTTAGCAACACGCAGTTCTTTAATAACATTAGTGGCATCTGTCATTCCTGCTGCTAATGCTTCATTACCTTGCAAAACCTTTCCTGTAAGAGTATCAACATATTTCCCACCTGTCATGAAAGCAGAAGCAATACCAAGAGCAGCACCCTCAATCCGACCTAAATATTGAAGAGCATCAGTAGTCATACGCTTAACAGCATAACCAACAGCAGCCATAGCAGTTCCAACCATCATCCATGCTGCCATAATCTTTCCTGTAAAGAAGACAACATCTTTCAAGGATTTTTCATGAGCCTGTTCTAACTGAGTGACTCTTTTTTTTATTGTATCATGTAATGCTGTGATTTTTGCTTTAGTTCTTTCCAAATCAGGATGAACTTTAGAGTCATCTACACGAACACCCAACCATAAGGTTCCTATACTATCGCCAGCACCAACGCCTATATCCATAATATCACACTCTCTTAATCATTTTTGGTTATTCCCATCTTCTGCTCTTCAAGAAAATAATGAAATAACGCAACTACTCTTTCAAAGCATCTCCGCTGATCAATTACTCCATATAAATCCATTATTGTTTTTATAGCAACATGATTTATATCAATAATCTGCCCCATAGAAACAAGAATCTGATTTTGCACAGCAAGATAGACTCTAGCCACCTCGCTATTTTCAGGCAATAGCTCTGGTAAACATGTATCGCAAGGTGGCTCTTCGTCTTTATCTTTATAAATTCTCTGACATTCTTTGCAAGGGGGTTTTTCCTTCATCCTCCTTACAAATTCAATCAGTTTTTTTCCAATTCCTCTTCTTCTTCACTAAGAGTCATCCTAAGTTCTTCAATTCTCTGGCTTGCCCAATGAGCAAATATAAGAGAATTATTCATCAGGAGAACTTTCATTTCTTTGTTACAGGGAATTGGTTTACCATCTATATCATATAACCCTTCCCATTCAACAATTATATAATCCCAAAGAAGCTCATTATATTTTTCATCATCTGTTTCTTCAATAGGAAAATGACTTCCTTTAGGAACTTTCTTCTTTGTAGTCTGTTTCTTAATTGAATTCAAAGCTGAAGCATCTGGAAGTCTCAAAGAGACTCTAGCACCATCTTCAAAATCAAACCAAGTACCGGGATTTAAATTATTAAGATCAAATTTCATAAAATTAAAACTCCTTTCTAAAGTTATTAGATTACACTAAAGCCATCGGGCCAGTGCATTTTGCTGTAAACTCAATTGTTCCAATACCTGCCTTGTCAAAAGCAATCCTCAAAGTCTCAATAAGAATACCAGCATCAGTAACCGAAGTTGTATCAGGTGTATAATAAGAAGCAGCATCTACATAGAACCTAATATTTGCTATCTTGCTTTTATTCTTGTGAGCAGACTCAAGAATCTTCTGACCATTAGTATCTGTCATATCCCAATACCCTGAAAAGGATACTGTTCCATAATCAGAGAAACCAAATTCGTAGGTTTTGAACGAATCACCAAACTCTGTACTTTCAATAAGATCATTAGTGATCCCATCAATGGACCACACACCCATCTCAGCAACCTTATTAGCAGCAAGAGCTACTTTGGCTAAACGACCAACTTTAACTGCCATAATTCCTCAACCTCCTAAATAATTACACCAGTTTCATAGGACCAGTGCATTTTGCTGTAAACTCAATTGTTCCAATACCTGCCTTGTCAAAAGCAATCCTCAAAGTCTCAAGCAAAATACCAGCATCAGAAACCGAAGTTGTATCAGGTGTATAATAACTAGTATTATCCACATAGAACCTAATATTTGCTATCTTGCTTTTGTTTTTGTGAGCAGACTCAAGATCAATCTGTTTGCTTGTACCTGTCATGTCCCAATACCCTGAGAAGGATACTGTTCCATAATCAGAAAAACCAAATTCATAAGTCTTATAGGAATCACCAAATTCGGTGCTTTCAATAAGATCATTAGTGATCCCATCAATGGACCACACACCCATCTCAGCAACCTTATCAGTACCAAGTTTAACTGCTGCTAAACGACCAACTTTAACTGCCATGTTAATTTACCTCCTCTAAATACTTTTCTAAATTTTCACTTGTTAATTTCTTATTATATTCAGACTTAACTGCTCTATAAAGTAACCACGTTTGATGGTTAACTTCCAGTGTAGTCAAATGAGAAGAAGGAATTGATGTGTCAACATAAATCTTATATCCAGCTTTACGAAGATCACTACAAAAACCTATATCCTCACCTATAATTCCATCTTCTTCTTCATTTTTTCTGAACTTAAACCACGGAGAGGGCATGTTTTTAAACACATCCATGTGAAATACTAAACACCCTGTTCCAGTAGCATCAACTTCAACTAAATCGCCTTCTTTCCAATCAATAATCGTCCGGTATTTATTAATCTCTCCACGAAACATTAAAGGATCAAATGGGGGATAACGTCTGTAACAAAGAGCACCAACAACAGGAAGATTATGTGATAACAATCTAACTATTGTTTTAGGATGATACAGCATATCCGTATCCATCATGATAATATGAGAACAATTAATACGAAGAGCCATCGAAACAAGATCATTACGCAATTCATCTACTGGCCCATTTGTTGCTCTCAAATAAATACAGTTTTGGGGTTTTTCTAACACAATAAAATTGTCAAAAAATGGTGTAGGTACATGTTGATAAGTGAGTGGTATTGCAATTGCAGGTTTCATATTTGTGATTCTAATATTATTGCTCATATTTGACCCCCTTCCACTTTTCCTCAAAGAGTTTTTGATTGTCTCTCAATAACTTTTTGTAAGTTATAAGGTCTTCTTTAAAGGAAGAAGAACCAAAATGATGAACATAAACATCTTCTGCAATTGCTATGTGCAACCCTGCTTGTTTTGCAGAATAGCAAAAATCTATATCTTCCCAATTCCCAATATTGTATCTTTCATCAAAACCACCTAATTTTTCAAAGATCATTTTCGGACATACAAATAAAAAACCAATCAACCAACCAACCTCAGTAAACCTTGCTTTATTTACTTCAGAAAGTTCTTTTGCTATGTTTTCTAATTCCTCATAATTCTGATAAATCTTCACAAGCCTAGCTTGCTTGCCTGAAGATTCATTTGTAATTGGACCAATAATATCTGCATGACCATTCTCAATATGATCAATTAAATTATTAAGCCAATTACCAGTTACAACAATATCATTATTCATGATACATATATATTTACCTCTTGCCAAAGAGACCCCCTGATTAACAGCTTTTGGAAAACCTAAATTTTCCTCATTATAATTATAAATATCTACAACAACATCTATTAAATATTCTTTAGACCCATTATCTATAACAATAATTTCATCGTCTTCAGATTTAGTTTTTACTAACGATCTAAGACAAACATTTGTTTCTTCCCATCTGTTGTAAACAGGAACAATAATTGAAGTCCTCATAAAATCCCCTTTCTTATGACCTATACTTCTGCGTTAGAATTTCATAATCTACTACATAATAATATTTTTTATATTCTTCATCGTACATAATCCTTGCTCTTACTCTTCTCATATAGACATGAATAGTATCTGTGATTGTTAAAGTACACCAATCAAAAAGAGCTTTCATCTTCGTATAAATATCTTCAATCTCACTTGCACTATCTTCATCACTATATATATTCATTTGAATAAGAACATTCTCAAAATCAGAAGTGAAGTTCCAATCAGGAGCATCATTTATAAGATAAAAAACAACATAAGGCAAAGAAGCATCACCACAAGGAACAATTTTAAAGAAACGCCCATTAATACTATTATAAAAATCATTGTGATTTCCCCCTGTGAGTTCATCTACTTTGGCTTTAAGTGCTTTAGATAAATTATTCATTTTTTACCACCTTGGTTTCACAGTTGGGAACTTAGCTCCATGACTGAATTGAGAACAAAAAGCTTTCATTTTTAACTTTAATATCATATATATTGGTCTTATAAAAGGTCTTGGCAGCATCTTCCTAGTTCCAAATTCAAGGTAAGAGTTTGAAACAAGAAGCCCATTTACATAATAAGAATGAACATCTTCAACAGTAATATCCCAAACCATAGCAGATTTATCCCCTATTTGTTCATACTTATGTTTTGTAATCTTTTTTATTTCAACGGTCTTAAAAACATCTAAATTTACATAACTATTCATAGAGTTATTATGAACAATGTATCTCACATTTGGAAGTAGAGCAGGTTTTTTTCTTGAATACAAAAAGTCCGTTTCTTTTAAGTCTTTTGCTTTAATCCATTTATTAATTCCATCTCTATTAACAAGAAATTTATGTTCTTCTGTGACAGTTAAATGATGGTTTTTTCCTTTTCTATAATTTGTTTCAATTGTTATCAAGTTTGGAACTTCTTCAGCTTTCCTACAATGAACAGCCTTAACTTTTCTATACTCACCAGTTTGGGTTAAAACTTCATCCTCATCAACTTTCAGTTTTGATATTCTCTTCAATCCTTTCTTTGTAAGAATATTGTGAGACCCAAACACACAAGCATACTTCACATTTGTACCAATTGTTGCAACAAAACCTATATCTGTTGGTGCTTCTAACTGATACTGCCCAACACCATCTGCATCTGTTGCAGGGGGATCAGTTTTCCCTCTTGCTTTTCCACTTCCTGACCAATTATAACTTATTGATCCTCTCAATCTTCCAGTATCAACAGCAGGTGGATGTTCAGGTGGAGCAGGGAAATGTCTTATCCTTCTTCCTTTCCTCTGTCTCATATAACCCGGAACAGTTTGCTTTGTTGATAAGATTGAATACTGACCATAAGATTTCATTGAAGTTTTAATCTCAATAACTGTATCAAGACAAATAGCTAAAACAGCATTTTTTATTTTTTTCCCTACTTTCTTTATTGCTAATTGTGGATGCCAATCAAGCCTGTTTTTTACCATTATTCAACCTCAAGAAGATCAATAATAAGTACCCCACTCTTTTGAGTCATTGCCCCATCAGTAATACCAGTAATCTCAAAATAACGATTCGTTCCCAACTTAAATCTGTCAATCTCGTCTATAGTATAATCATCTGATTCTTTTACATAAAATCTATGACTACCAATAGTAGTAGGTTTTGAATATAAATGTTCTTCTTTTACTTTTCTGGAAACGAAAACTCCTGTAACAGTTGTTTTATCTGTCCAAGTTTTTACACACTCCCCTGCATCACTTATACTTGTAGTGCATTTCTGCAATATCATGGTTTTTTTAGGCCCACGGATCATATCAACACCCTTTTGTATCTTCTTAAAATAGCAAGAACTTCTTTTGGCATAACACCATCTTCAAACGAGAATCCAATATCATAAATATCATATCGTCTAACACCAAAAGAATCTTCATCCCTCTTCTGATAAAGAAACTTTACTAATAATTTAATAGCTAATTTTAAATCTTCAGGCATAAGAGCCGTAGAGTAACCAGCAGTATAATCTACAATTATATTCCGAAATCCTCTAGTGAATGTTCCATAAGGAAGATAAATTTCACCAGTTTCAGTATTAACAAGGAAATCCCCTTCTGCATCTTCAGGCATTTGCAGATATATTGTATTTGAATCTATACAACTAAGACCATAAACCTCAATCAGTTCTGTTGATTTAAAATTAGCATAAGTAGAACTAAGCAAAGAAGCAACCCAACCACCACCAAGAGCATTAATTGCATCCACCAGTGCTGTCATTGTAGCATAAGAAACAAAAGTTAAAGTAGAACCTGTTCCATCCTTCGCATAAGTAACACCAGTAGATGATACTGAAATAATTGCGCTTGTATAAGAATTAGTGTTTTTTATACTAAGAACATCATTAGCTCCAATTGCTACTCTACTGATAGCTGTTACAGGGTATTGTTTCAGCATTAAATAGTTTCTTCCCGTTCCATTATATCTTTCTTTAGTATAAACAGTGGACTCAAAATCACGATGACAATAATTCTTAACCCATGCTTCTACTCCATCACGAAGTGTAGCAATAATAGGTGTCTCTTCTGCGGAGTCATCCGTTCCAATATAGTCAAATATTTCCGCATCTTGTACTATAGCCATATTAATATACCTCTTAGTTCAAAAAATTATGTATTCTTTCTTCTACTTGTGCCATATCTTTCAATTCATGACCCCAAATAATCAATGTTTGATACCCATATTTTGCAAAATAATTTTCTCTTTCTTTAGGATCATGGTTTTGATGCCAATAATCACCATAAAATTCTATTAATTTCTTATCTCTATGGTTTGTAAAATCAGGACATTTACCACAAATTGTAAAACGAAAATCGCCAGTATATTCCCATTGGTTAGGATAATTTTTATTTAAAAAGGTTAGAATAATCTGTTCTGATTTGTTTGGAAAAATACTACGTCCTTTGTTTACTTTTTCTATAAAATTTTTATCTAACCAATGTTTTTTACTTATTTCTGACAGTTTTCTTCGTGTTTCCTCAGAATGATTTTTTCCTTTCATTCCACAAGGAGAAGGTTTGCCCTTATTTGCTTTAGATATTTTTGCTTTTCTTTCTTCAGAACATTTTGGACGAATAGTTCCTTTCCTTATTTCTGACAGTTTTCTTCGTGTTTCCTCAGAATGATTTTTTCCTTTCATTCCACAAGGAGAAGGAATCTGTTTGTTTTTTCTTGTTTCAGATATTTTCTTTCTTGTTTCTTCAGAAACTATATGCCCCTTTTGATTTTCAGATATAAATATTTTCGTTTCTTCTGAGTGTTTTTTTCCTTTAAAACCATATGTAGGAACTCGTCCAATATGGCTCATAGTCATTTTCTTTTTTGTTTCTTCAGAATGTTTATGTCCTGCAAAACCCATAATTAACTACCTATATTTTTGCACTTAATTTTGAGGTCATCTTCAATTTTATCCCCATTAGTAGTATTGACACGAATTCTCAGCCAATAATATTGCCCTGCATCCCCTGCCTTGATGGAAACATAGAGTTTACCACCACTGATCTGTGGTGTACCATCAATCATATCCGTACTTTTATCAACACCAAGTGAATCATAGACCTTTACCGAA